ACTTTATTCAGTTAAACGTCTATAATTATGAAACAAAGAGGCCGAAAAAGTACCGCCCAAAATACCACCCAGCTCGGGGTGATCGATGGCGGTAGGGGCTCGCGACCGGCTCCACCCGGAGACCTGACCGACTTTGAGGCTGCCAAGTGGGCCTCGATCGTTGGTGCGATGCCGGGCGACTGGTACGGCGAGGAAATGGCAGACATGATGCGGGCCTACGTCCGGGCGTGCAAAATCGTATATGAGATCGACAAGGCCGATGATTCACTGCAAGGCGACATGCTCGGCGATATGGATGCAACCGCCTTGTTAATGAAGCTGAAACTCTGCGCATCCCGCGATAAACAGGTACGCCAGCTCGTGTTGCTGGCCCGCTCGCTACGCCTGACGCCGCAAAGCCAGGCCGACCCCAAGACCGCCGGCCGGGCTCGGCGTAAGAAAGGCGACCAGGGCGGCGCGCAACCGTGGGCCGGGTAACTCGCGGCGCGAGAAACATCGCTTGGATCGAGAAGTACTGCCGTATTCCCGAAGGCAAGCACGCCGGCGAAATGGTCAAGCTGCGACCCTTTCAGAAACGAGACATCCGGACAATCTACAACTCGCCCACGCGCCAGGCCATAATCAGCGAGGGTCGGAAAAACGCCAAAACGACGTTTTGCGGGTTCCTGCTACTGCTACACCTGGCCGGCCCCGAAGGCGCGCGCAATCCAAACAGCCAGTTATATTCGGCGGCGCAATCACGAGACCAGGCCGCGGTATTATTCGCGCTCGCGGCGAAGATCGTACGGATGTCGCCGCCATTGCTGGCCGTAATTGGTATCCGAGACTCCGGCAAGCAGCTCTATTGCGAGGCGCTAGGCACCTTGTACCGGGCACTGTCGGCCGATGCCTCGACTAACTTCGGCCTATCGCCCGCGTTTATCGTGCACGACGAGCTCGGCCAGGTTAAGGGTCCACGCTCGCCACTGTACGAAGCCCTCGAGACGGCCGCCGGCGCCCACGATGATCCGCTGTCGCTTATCATTAGCACCCAGGCACCGACCGACGGCGACCTACTCTCGGTACTGATTGACGACGCGCTGGCCGGCCATGACCCCATGACAAAGGTCATACTACGGACCGCCCCCGAAAAGGATTCCAAAGGCAAAGAGTTAAATCCTTTTACAATCAAGCAGATACGCAAGGCAAACCCGGCCTATGGTGACTTTTTGAACGCCGCCGAAGTCAATCGCACAATGCACCAGGCCAAACGGATGCCGAGCCGCGAGGCGTCATACCGTAACCTTGTACTCAATCAGCGCGTCAACCAGGAAACGCCCTTTGTCCCGCGTGCGATATGGGTCACGAACCAACGCCCGGCCCTCGAGCACCGCATCGCCGACGTGCCGGTACGGGCTGCGCTCGATCTATCGGCCCGCAACGACTTGACCGCCCTGGCGCTGCGCTGGGAGGTAGAGGGCAAGCATCACTGTCGCGTCGAGTTCTTTGCGCCGAAACTCCACGTCGAAGACCGAGCACTACGCGATCGGGTACCCTACGACCTTTGGGGCGACCAGGGCCACATCACATTAACGCCGGGCGCCTCGGTCGATTATTCGTACATCGCAAAGCGCCTGGTCGAGATCTCGGAGACCTACGATCTGGAGTCGGTTTTCTTTGATCGATGGCGGATTGACGTATTAGAGGCGGAGCTGTACCGGCTTGGTGTAGAATTGCCGCTAATTCCACACGGCCAGGGCTTTAAGGATATGTCGCCAGCGCTAGACCAACTCGAGGCGGAGCTCCTAAACGGCCGATGTAGGCTGGGCGATAACCCCGTTCTCAACTTCTGCGCCTCGAATGCCGTGGTATCAAGCGACGAGGCGGGCAACCGCAAGCTAAACAAAAAACGCTCGACCGGCCGCATAGACGGCATGGTCGCCCTCGCTATGACGTTCGGCAGTGCCGAGGCGGATGCCGAGGAATCGATAACAGGAACCTTGGTGGCAATATGAAATGGCCCTTTCAGCGCAAATCACTCTCGATTAACCAGGTTATCGAACAACTCGAGGCGGTCCATGCGTCAAAGTCTGGCGTCTCAGTAACCCCTGACAACTGCGAACGCTCGCCCACGGTTAAGGCAATAGTGACGGCGATATCACGCCGCATCGCCGTATCACCGCTCAAGGTTTACCAAAAGGGCACGAAAAACGCCCGCGACACAAAGACCGCGGTACCGAATCACCCGGTTAGCAAGCTATTGAACAGGCCGAATCACTTTCAGACTCGAGTGAATTACTGGCTCGACATGGGCTCGCAGCTCGTGCGGCACAATAACTGCTATTCCCACATCGGCCGGGGCCGCGAAGGCCCGCCACGTAACCTGATGCCACTACAGGCCGGCACGACCCGCGGCGAGTTCGTCGAGAATGATGCCGTTGTGTATAAAGCGACGGGCGGAGGCCAGAGCAAAGAGTACCCGCAGCGCGAGATATTCCACGCCCGCGGGGCCGCCCGGGACTTTCTCACCGGCGACTCGCCGATTACTGACGTCAAAGAGGCCATCGCGCTCGAGATAGCGGCCGAGGAGTACGGCGCGCAATTCTTTGGCAATGGCGCCATACCGATGCTCGTGTTTCAGCTAATGACGGGCTTCAAAGACTGGAAAACCGAGGAGGAAAAGGCCGAATTTACTAAATCAGTCAAAGAGAAACTCGGCGGCGGCCAGCGGCATACCGCGTTCGTAATGCCAAAGGGCATCGAGCTCGCCGATAAGTCTGATTATTCGTTTGATCCTGACAAGGTGCAATTTATCGAGGCCCGAAAGTATCAGCGAACGGTCATTGCTGGCGCATTCGGCGTACCGCCGCACCTGGTCGGCGACCTTGAGCGGGCGACGTTTAACAACGTCGAGCAACAAGACTCAGATTTCACGATCAATGTAGTGCTGCCCTACGTTCGGCAGCTCGAGGCGGCGCTCGAACGCGACCTTTTATCGGAAGCCGACCGCGAGGCCGGGCTGATTATTCGCTTTAACCTCGACGCCATACAGCGCGCAGACTTCAAAACTCAGAATGAAGGCCTGCAACTGCAACGCCTCAACGGTGTTATAAATGCCAATGAGTGGCGCGAGAAGACCGGCCAGAACCCGCTATCTGAGGCCGAGGGCGGCGAGGCCTACTGGATGCCAGCAAATTACACGTTACCATTACCTGAAAAGGATGAATCCGATGATTCAACAAACGACGATAGCACTGGAAGTTAAAGCGCTTACTTCGCGTCAAATCGAGGGCCACGGGTCAATATTCGGTAATGTCGACCTGGGCCTCGATATCGTCGAAAAGGGCGCGTTTCTTGGCTCCCTCGCCGAACACAAGGCCGCCGGGTCGTTGCCGGGCATGTTCTGGATGCACCGCCCCGACCAGGTCGCCGGGCGCTGGGACGCAATGGCCGAGGATGATACCGGGCTGGCGGTCGCTGGCACGCTCGCCAAGACGCCACTCGGCGACGAAATGCACACATTGCTCAAGATGAAGGCCGTTAGAGGCCTCTCGATCGGCTACTACATCAAGGATGCCGATTACCTCGACAACGGCGTACGCATTATCAAGCAAGTTGAATTAGTAGAAACTTCGCTGGTATCATTGGCAATGAATCCACTAGCCCAGGTCGAGTCTGTAAAGGCGAGACTCTCGGCAAGCGGTGAATACGTGCCAACGGCGCGGCAATTTGAAAAGGCCTTACGGGACGTCGGGCTCAGTCACAAAGTAGCGAAAAACGTGGTTCACATAGCGTTACTGGATCAACCGCGGGATGCGGGCGGTTTGGAGGACGATGGAATCGCAGAGCTACTCGAGGCGGTCAATAAAGCGACCGACCAAACGACGATAGACACCATTCGGAACCTTACAAGGCGCACATAATGGAACTCTCAGAACTGAAAACCAGTATCGAGGCTCTCGGTACTGCAAACCACGAATATCGCAAGACCAACGACGCGCGGCTGGCCGCCATCGAGTCTGGCGATAACACCAAGGCCCGGGATCTCGACCTGAAACTGACCCGAATCGACGCCGATCTCAATAAGTTCGGCGAGGTCAAAGAGACCATCGAGCGCCTTGGCCGCTTTGAAGACGAGCAAAAAGATCGTATCGAATCACTCGAGGCTCGGCTCGGTGCACCGCAAATGCACAAGCTCGACAAAATGAATGTCGAGCACGTCTCGCTATTTGAAAAGGCCTTGCGCGGCCAGTTCGCGGATGCCGGCGATATGCAAGGGCTCAAGTCGCATGAAAAGTCGATGCGTGAGGAAAAGGCCGTAACGATCGGCACTGGCGCGGCGGGCGGCTTTGCGGTCCCCGAGAGCATTTCGACGTCCATCGAGAAACTCGAGCGCAAATTGTCACCCGTTCGTGACCTGGTCAAAGTGGTTCAGGTAGGGACTAGCGATTACAAAGAGCTGGTCTCAATCGGCGGCGCGGCCTCGGGCTGGGTCGGTGAAGGCGGAACGCGAAGTGCGACCGCAACCGATCAACTCCGCGAAGTAACGCCGACCCACGGCGAGCTCTACGCATACCCGCAGGCCAGTGAGTGGTCTCTCGACGATGCATTTTTTAGCATCGAGGCATGGCTCAGAGACACCACCGCCGAGGAATTTGCGTACCAGGAAGGCGTCGCAGTCATTTCGGGCAACGGCACCAGCAAGCCGACGGGCATGGTTAACACCGCCCCAGTGGCAACCGCTGACGCTGCGAGCCCGTTACGAGCCGCCGCGGCTTACCAGTTCGTACCCTCGGCCGCATCACCTGACGCCATCACCGCCGATTCCCTGTTCGACCTGGTGTACGCAGTCAATACACGGTACCGCTCGGGGGCCACGTTCGTATTTAACTCTACGACCGCTGGCGCATTGCGCAAACTGAAAGACACGAGCGGCCAGTATCACTGGCAGCCAGGTCTGGCAGCCGGCGAGCCCTCGCAACTTTTGGGCTTCCCGACAGCAACGTGGGAAGATATCGCGGATGTTGGCGCAAACGCTTTGCCGGTAGGATTCGGCAACTTCAAGCGCGGGTACCTCCTGGTCGATCGAGTCGGAATGCGAATCACGGTAGACGCCGTGACTAACCCCGGCCACGTTCGGTATTACATCCGACGTCGTGAAGGCGGAATACCGCTGAATAACGACGCGATTAAGTTCCTCAAAACGACTTAATCGGTGACTGATTGCGTAATACGCATTGCGCGCCCCGAGGGCTACGAAATTAGCCCCCGGGGCGCCTATCAGTTTTACGCCCAGGGTGATTACAAAGTACCCGACCAGATGCCACCCGAGACCGCCAGGCGTGCGATCGAGGCGGGTATAGTCATCGAACTCAATAAGAAACCCAGCACCAAGGCCGCCGCACCCAAGCCGGCACCACCTAAAAAAAAACGCCGAACGCGAAAGGCTGGAAAACCGCGGGGATCATCGCGACTGGCCCCTCGCTGACGCAGCCCGACTGCGATAAACTACTCAATAAATACGAGCACGTCATTGTCGTCAATGACGCGTGGCGCCTCGCGCCCAGCGCCGATATCCTGTACGCAAACGAGGCTAACTGGTGGTCGGCATCGAGGCCGACTCCGGAGCAATTCAAGGGCGAGCGGTGGTCGAGCCACGGCGTAGATCCTGGCGTATCCGACGATAAGCGCACCGCCGCTGCCGACTTCGGCCTGACCCTGATCGATGCAACGTCCGACGAGGGCTTTTCATTCACTGAGGGACGTATACACTACGGCAACAACTCAGGCTTTCAGGCGATTAACCTGGCTATCCAGTTCGGCGCTCGTCAGATATGCCTGCTAGGTTTCGACATGGGGCACGCCGGCAAACGGCACTTTTTCGGAGAGCACCCGCCAGAATGCAAAAAGGAATCGAATTACGCGCATTTCATCGGCGACTTTAACCGCGCGGCCGCCCTGTTGCCGCTGGGCGTGGATATCGTGAACGCCTCGGCGAAGTCGGCGCTTACCTGTTTCCCAAGGGCTAGATTATGAAGTCAATCACCATTATAAAGGGCGCCTCGACCTCGCTGGCGCTGGATCTCGAAACGGTCAAATCGGATTTACGCATATCGGACTCGCACCTAGACTCGATACTCACCGGCCAATACATCCCGGCCGCTATCGCCTGGGCCGAGGGCGCGACAAAGCGCTCCCTGATATCTCGGACTATGAAGTGGGTCATTGACGGCTTCCCGCCTTTTGGGCAGACCCTCGCGATCCCGGGCGGCGTAGTGTCAGCCGTCGCGAAAATAACTTATGTCTCAAATCAGGCATCGGTCATACTAACCGGTCCCAGTGCGAGCCCCGCCGGGACTGGCTTTCAGGAATCACTTGAGGGCCATATCGCCCGCCTGTTACCACCCCAGGGCGAGAGCTGGCCGAGCGTCGACAGCGATGCTATTGAACCCGTAAAGATTGAATATACCGCCGGCTGGGCGACCGATAAGCTAGTGCCGGGCGATATCAAGCGTGCGCTTACCGCCTACGTTTACGGCTCCCTCGAGCTCGACGGCCTGCTACAGATCCGCAACGGCTACGACATGGAGCACGCCGAGAAACTGATAAGCGGCTATAGGTCGGTAGCATGAACCGGGCGCACGAGTTCCAAAAGTACGAGCACGTCTATAGCGTCATGCCAAATTACCGTATGGGCGACTTGCGTATGATCGACGCGGTGGCCGATGTTCAAGCAGCGCGAAACCTGGGCTGTACTACCTATCTTGATATCGGTACCGGGCGCGGTGAAATGCTCGAGGCCGCCAAGGGTATGGGGTACGAGCTCGCCCACGGTACCGAGGTGGTCAAGGCGCTTTGTCGCTCGGACGTCTCGCACCTGGCAATCAATGAGCTCGACCGTATCCCGGCGAATAGTTATGACTGCGTTTCCTGCTTTGACGTAATCGAGCATGTTTTACCGGGCGACGATACGCTGCTACTCGCGCACATGGCCCGGCTGGCGACGCGCTGCGTAGTGCTGACGGCCAACAACCGGCCCTCGGTCGACCCAACAACGGGCAATGACTTGCATATCAATATACGACCCTATGTCGAGTGGGATGCAATGGTGCGGGCGGCCCTTGAGCCAAAATGGACCGTCACCCTGGCGACCGACAAACGCTACGTGTCCGAGACGTGGAGGGCAGTACTGTGATTAGACTCCACGCAAACCAGGCACAACCGCACCAGGTCGAGGCAATGACGGCCTTCGCATCCGGGCTCGCCCAGCACGACCTCGACCCAGTAATGACCGGTCTGTTACATACTGTCGCACCGACCGACCTGCTTGTGACGTGGGGCAAGCAAGGCATCGAGCACCCCGGGCCGCACCTGATCCTCGAGGCCGGGTACATTAACGGCGACGATGCCGACTACGTCACGTCCCGCCTCAAATTTATATCGTATTCATGGACCGCACCCCACAATCGGTCCGACCCCTGGCCCAGCGCCAACGTGCCGCACCTACCATTCCCCGAGGCCAAGGCTGACCGCTGGGAGGCTTTGGGCATTGACCTCGCACCGTGGCGCGAGACGCCACTCGACGAAGTACTGGTACTAGCTAACCACCCAGGCGACACGCTCGCGGCCAGCGCCGACGAGTGGGCCGAGGAACTACGCCGGGTCGGCGAGATATACCCGCTCCGTGTACGGCCGCATCCGTTGATTGCCAAGTCATGCGACCTCGCCGACGACCTCGCCGCGGCCTCGGTATGCCTGACCTGGAACTCAACCGCCGCCGTCGACGCCGTCATTGCAGGCGTGCCAACCATTACGCTCGACCAGGGCGCCATCACCTGGCCGGTCACGTCTCACAGTATCGAGCTGGCGTTGTATACTGGCGACCGTGAACAGTGGGCGTGTGATCTCGCCTACAGACAATGGACCCTCGCCGAGATAGCATCGGGCGAGGCATGGCAACACATAGGCCGGCGGTATGAACCTGAATAAAATGGTAACTATCAAGCGCCGAGCGCAGTCACAGGACGACGCCGGGCAGACCCGCGAGACCTGGACAACGAGCCCGCCGGTATGGGCATCGGTGCGCCCCGTATCCAGTCGCGACTTTTTCGCCGCATCCGGACCCCGGGCAGAAGTCACCCACGAAATAATCATGCGCTACGGCCCCAAGGTTCAACCGCACGACGAGATCGAGTACGAGGGCCGACTGTTCGAGGTCATATCGCCTATCAATATCGACGAGGCCTCGCGGTACCTCAAAGTAATGAGCCGAGAAAATGCCAACGCTGGGCTTTAAGCAGTTACAAAAGCAACTGACGGCGATCGGTGCGGCGGCGGGCGGGAAAGCATTACGCCAGGCCGCTTCGAAAGCAATCAGGCCGGCCAAGGCGCGCGCCAAAGCTAACGCCCCGATTGGCGCCCCGCCCTACAACGGCACCGACCCGTATCCCAAAAGAACGCACAAGGGCCGCCTCGTGACACCCGGCTTTGCCTCGCGCAATGTAATATCGCGAGCCCGGCTGACCCGTGACAAAAGCGGCGTTACGGTGCGCCTCGGTGTAGAATCAGAGGCCTTTTATGCTATCCAGTTTATCGAGTTCGGTACCTCGAGGATCAAGAAAAGGCCATGGCTTGAGCCCGCATTCAGGGCCAGCCAGGCGCAGATGAACAACGTATTTAGGCATGAGTTAAAGCGGAGTATCGACAAGGCGGCGCGCAAATGATCGGCAAAGCGGTGTATCAGCAGCTCAAACTAACGCCGGACGTTATGGCGCTTTGCAAATGGATCTATCCGCATATCATCCCGGAAGACCGCGACGCCCCCGCCATTACGTATGCCGTTGACGAGGAAAACCGCGACCAGCTACTTGACGGTGAAGGCCCCTACCGCTTGGACGGCGTATCGGTTGACTGCTACGATTATAAATATGCGGATTCACGCGCCATTGCGGTTGCGGTAGAATCGGCGCTGATAGGCTTTCGCGGGTTTCTGGGCAGCAGCACGTCCACGATTGACGTTGACAGCATCCAGTTATCACGAAAGTTTGACATATTCGAGGCCAATACTGGCCTGTTCCGAACATCACTTCAGTTCACCATTGGCTACGAAATAGGATAAAGACGATGACAGCAGCAACTATCGCAAACCGAAAAATACGCCGCGAGCTTGGAACATCGCCGGAAACCTACGGCGATATCGCAGAGGTTTTGAGCATGTCTGGATTCGGCGAAGCGGCCGAATTGATTGATGTGACTAACCTTGATTCAGCCGGGCGCAAGGAATACATAGGCGGTCTGGCGGATGGAACAGAGTTCACTGTCGAATGTAATCACCTGGCATCGGATTCCGGACAAAACGCCCTGAAGGCGGCGACCAGTACCACAATTCTGATGCAATACGCGCGCACGAATGTTAGCCCGGAGCAGGTATCGAACTTCAGTGCCGTTGTGCTGGGGTATGAAGAGACTCCGAGCGTGAGCGAGCAGAATAGAATCACGTTCACATTTAAGATCAGCGGCGTTATTACCTGATGAAATCTTATCTAAAGGCGGAGACTTTAGAGATTGAATCAATCGGTCACCCAATCGAAATTACTGAAATGTCGGCGGGCGGCGAAGCCAAAATGATAGACGCGAGGGCGGCGGATAAGTCCGGCCACTATCAGGCGGCTTTATCGTGTCAGTGTTGCGTCACAGAATGGCGCGATGAAACGGTTGAAGATATCCTGTCGAATGTTCCGCGAGATACTCTGCTTACGATAGGCACGGCTATACTGGACCTGTCCGGCCGCGGGGCTGACGAATCGGGAAACTCAGAAGCCGACCAGGCCGCCAATTCATCTTAAAATTGTCTCTCGCGTTGGCTATGGACCCACGCGAGATAGAGGCTTGGCCGGCGCATTTGCTTAGAGAGTATCGAGAATATGACGTTCTGCAGCCGTTCGGGGAATGGCGCGATAACCTGCATGCGGCTATGATTGCCCAAATACTGGCAACGGCGCACGGCAACCCAAAGCGGCGCTCGCCGACGGTTTCCGACTTCATGTATGTCGACCCGCTGACGCGCCAGGAACAAGCGATCGCGCAGGCGGACGCTATCTTTTTTGGCAATAAGCAGGGCGGGTAAATGGCAAATCTTGCAAAGTATGTCGTCAAGCTGGAAGCGCAGACAGCCAAATATCAGCAAGGTCTGGACAAAGCAAACGCCAAACTGTCCTCATTTCATCGCAAGCAAAATTCGACGCTGAATCAAATTGGGTCCGCCCTTGCTCGCATCGCGCCGCTGGTATTGGTAGCAGGGTTTACCCGGTTGGCGCAAACATCGCTTGATTCGGCTGACAAGTTCAAAAAGCTAACAGATCGCTTGGGCGGAACAACTGAGGCATTCAGCGAATTGGAGTTCGTTGGCAAGCGTGCCGGCTTGCAATTTAGGACAATCGAGCTTGGCCTGCAGCGCATGTCGCGACGTGTCGCCGAAGCGGCGCAGGGCATGGGTGAGGCAAAAGGCGCGCTTAAAGAGCTGGGCCTTAGCGCGGCCGATCTGTCAAAACTGCCAATTGATAAGCAGTTCGAAGTCATCGCAGAGCAACTATCGAAGGTTGACAGTGCGGCGGACAAAACGCGCCTGGCCATGAAACTATTCGACAGTGAGGGCGTTGCGCTCTTGCAGACAATGACCAAAGGCGCCAAAGGCATTCAGGATCTGCGTGAGCGGGCGCGCGAGCTGGGCGTGACGATTGACACGGAAACGGCCGAAGCCGCCGCCAAATTTAACGATGAAATGCTCGATTTTACAAGCCGCATAAAATCCGCCTCGAGAAATATCATTCTGGATTTGGTCCCCGCACTTGCCGCGGGCATTGAAAAGATAGATCAGTTCAGAATCGGCATACAGGCGGCATTTTTCAACGCCACCCCGGACAAGTACGGTAAACAGATACTTGACCTGCAGAGCAAGCTGAAAGCGCTACAGGATCAGGCCGAATGGTTTCAGGACAACGGTATTATTGGTCCGGAAACCATGGACCCTCTAAACCAGTCTATAAAAGATATAACGGCTCAAATCGTTGACCTGAAGGCAAAGAGCCTTGATGCCCTGACCGAAGTCCCAAAAGCAGCCGACTCGGCCGGGCTGGCTTTGTCAAAAATAGGCGATGACATTGACACTAAAGGGCTTGATTCATTTCTAAAGCGATTTGAAACAACAGAGCAAACGGTCGCCCGGCAGATTGCTGAGCTTGAAAAGTTCAAAGACGTCATATCCGAATCGGAGTTCAAGAGAATAGGCGACTCGATACGGTTTCAACTGGTCGACGGGCTTGAAGAGATAGCGGTTACGTCAAAGAAAATAGCCCCGGAAGTCGAAAAGGCGTTTAGCGAAATGTCAGTATTCGCCGACCAGGCAGCCCGCAATATGCAGGACGCCTTTGCTGATTTTCTTTTTGATCCATTCGAAGACGGCCTGAAAGGTATGTTGCGATCGTTTCTCGATACCTTGCGGCGCATGCTAGCCAACTCAGCGGCTCAACAGATATTCGGTTTAATTGGCGGCGGCGGGCGTGGCGCCGGCATCACTGGATTCCTTGGCGGCCTTTTGGGTCGTGCCAGTGGCGGGCCTGTATCGGCCGGCCAGCCGTACATGGTGGGCGAGCGCGGCCCGGAAGCCTTTGTTCCTCAGTCCGCTGGCAGCATTGTGCCGTCTTCAAAGCTTGGCGGAACCACACTGACGTTTAATACGACATTGAACGCGGACGCTACAACAGACTCACCAACGCTCTTGCGATTGCTTGAAGAGCGCGATCGGGCATTAGAGGGCCGCATTATTGATAATCTTGACAGGCGACAGTACGCATGACTACCTATGACTTGACGCTGACCCCCACGACGGTAGACCTTCGCCTGCTGTCGAATACAGGGCTATCGCAATCTGCAATGACTGGCTCGGCTCAGACCGTTGACCGGCAAGGTTATAAGTGGCGCTATACGCTGAACTTTCGAAATAGATCAGGCGATGCGCGGGCGGTCCTCATGGGCACGTTGGCGGCCCTTCGCGGCCAGGCGAATCGCTTACGCCTGCCAATTCACGACAACCCGGCACGCGGCGCATACGGCGGCACACCGCTGGTGTCTGGCGGCGCTCAGGTCGGCAGTTCAATCGATATTGACGGGGTTACGGCGAGCGTCACCAATTGGATTCGGCAGGGCGACTATTTTTCGATCATTGTGAACGGGGAGCCAGAGCTTAAGATGTGCACAGCGGACGCGGACAGCGACGGCAGCAACGCGATCACGATTGCTTTCGAGCCGCGCTTGCGGGCGGCCCCGGCCGACAATGCGGTCGTTTACGTCGATGATGGCGTGCTGGCGAAGCCGGCCGGCATATTTGTACTGGCATCGGCTGATAACGGCTGGGCGAGTCGCCCTCACCTTGACGGTGAAATTTCAGACTTCAACATCGATACTGTCGAAGACATATTTGCAACGCAGGCATGAGTACTCGCGACATATCATCGCTAAACCTGACCGGCACCCGGGCGGCGCTGATACGTCCGATACTCTTTGTGCGGGCGGATTTTGCGACGGCTGTATTGAGGGCGCACACGGAAATCGGGCCACGAACAATCACGCACTCGGTGTTTGGATCAGAAGTCTATAACGGCATTGGTGACTTTGGAGGCATCACGGCCGACGTAAATGAACAACTCGGCAACGCACCGCAAGCATTAAGGGTTGGACTGTCCGGGGTCAATTCGTCATTGGTGGCCGATATCATGGGCGGCGATGATTACTACGGCCGTGATATAGAGTTCATGCTTGGATTTGATGATAGCGACGGTACGCTGCTAGATGATCCAGTTATCCTATGGAGCGGGCGGATGGATAAGTCTCGCGTCATCTTCGGACAGCAGAAAGCAGACATCGAATTATCGTGTGAGTCCCGAGAACGAATTATGGATGACGCGCCAGACGTGCGATTTACTGATGAACAGCTTCAGACTGATTTTTCGGGCGACCTGGCGGGCGAGTACTTCTACAGGATGCAGGATATTGTATTAAGTGTTGGAGGCCAAACCAGCGCCGCTGCGTCTACCGGCCGAGGCTACAGTGGTTTTAAATTACTAAGGGTTACACGTGAAAGATAAGCCCTGTAACACTATCGCACTAAGGCAATACTTTGAGTTGGCCACCGGCGCGCCTAATGAGCTTGGCGCCCTCGATTGCTGTAGATTTGCGATCGAATCTTTATACGCGGGCTGGCGTATCGATTACCGTAATATCCTCGGATACAGTGACCGCCGCAGCGCGATCGATCGGCTACGCATGGCCGGCGGACTTAAGCAGGCCTTTATCGATGAACTTGGCGATCCATTGCCGGCATCGGAATTGATGCCGGGCGACATTGCGTGGTGCAACGATTCAATGGTAGGTATCGTATTGGATGGTTTCGCAATGGTGAAGTACGGCAAGACAATTTCAAGGATCCCGTTAGAATTTATTGATGGGGGCTGGCACACGTGGCGGCGATAGGATCATTTGTTCTGGCGTTGTTTGTCGGCGTTGGCGCGGGCGCGTCGGTTGCCTATACTATTGCAGTTTCGCTGGCCCGCATTGCGTTGCTGTCGTTGCTGTCAAAGGCCATTACGCCAAAAATTGACCTGTCACAGACGGCGCAGGAAAAGCTACTAACCGTAAAAAGTGCCATACAGCCCCAAGCCTTTGTCTACGGCCAGGACATGCTTTCAGGCCCGGTTATGTTTGGCCAGGTCGAAACAAACACCAAGATACACCGCGTTATTCCGTTGACCGGCCGTGAAATTGACTCATTTGTAGGCTTTCGCGTCGACGACACAGATATAGATATTCCGGCTGATATACCCGATGCCAGCGATACGGTTACCGCGGGCCTTTTCGCCGACGTACTCGACATTGACACCCGCACTGGAACAAGCACTCAGACGGCTATATCAGCCCTTACGACAGCCTTTCCTGGTAACTGGACATCGGCACACCGGGCGCGCGGATGGTCTCTGCTGCATACCGTATTTACGGTTGAAGGCAACAACGCGGCATTCGATCAGGGCATTCCGGCCAACCTTCGGGCGGTTATCAAGGGACATCTTGTATACGACCCACGGCTTGATACGACCGCCGTCATTGATTCAACGACTTCCCCGGTAACTACTGGATCAGGCGCTCATAGAACAGCCGACCCGACAACGTGGGAATGGTCGGACAATCCTGCTCTGTGCCTTGCCGATTACATGATGTTTGAACAGGTTGGACTTTCAGAGCCGGCAACCCGTATTGATTGGGAGCTTTGTGCTGCAGCCGCTGATATATGCGAGCAGCAAGTCATAATTCCGCCGGTGAGTAGTCCGGACACAACGCAGAATCGCTACCGGCTTAACTTCACTTGGTTCGGCGATCAGCCACGTGGACAGATTAAACAGGTTATTGAACAGTCAATGATGGGCCGCAGCAAGTACACGCAAGGCAAGTGGCGAATGTGGGCTGGCGCCGTTCTGACATCGACAGTAACACTATCAGAGGACAATCTCGGCAGTGGTGAGGCGGTATCGATTGAACCTATCAAGGGCGCGGACGAACGCTATAACGCAGTCCGTGGCAAGTTTGTGGACCCAGCTCGCAATTACATCGCAGTTGAATATCCACCGCAAACTAATTCGACCTACGAAACCGACGACGGCGAGCGGATATGGAAAACGTTGGATTTGAACGGCGTTAATGAGTCATACAACTGCCAACGTAACGCAATCATATTCAGCCGGCAGTCACGCAATCAGAAGGTTGTTAGCTTCCCCGGTAACTGGTCGTGCTTCGGAATCCAGACGGGTCACGTTGTTACGTTGAATCTGGCCGAGGCGGGCTTTACGGCCGAAAAGTTTATTGTTTCTGGCTGGACGCTTCGAAAGGATCAAAGCGGCGTCACGCTGACCCTGGTCGAAGAGAATGACTCAGCATGGACTGACCCAGCGATCGGCGATTACACCACGCGCACCGCAACGGGCGAACTAACGGCCCCGGGCCCGGCCGAAGTGAAGTTATCGCCGGCTAGGATCGCCAACGAAAGGATTGGTGCAACTTGCACAGCCGGACTAAAACTAGAGGCCGCCGGCGACCTGCTGTACGCATTGGCGACCGGCGCCTATTCGGATGTACGGGTCCCAGGGGACGAATGGCTGGGTATTGGAACGGCTGAATATTGGGCCCGTTGTACCGTCGACAGCGGCAAGGCATTAGACACCGGAACCGAGGATACTTGGGAGAGTCTTTCCGCCGACCTAACGTATGCGATAGCACGCACAACGGAAGGCACCGACACCAGTACAGTGACAATTGAAATTTCGTCAGATGCTGCGGGCGCAACGGTATTGACCACGGCCGTATTTATATTGACCGCAATATATACAGTCCCGAACCCATTCCTTGACGGCGAAACAATTAATCTCCCAACAAACTCCGATATGAAAATGCGCCTTTGGGGTAGTGGATCGGATTCGGCAGTGCTCGGGCTTTATAATGGCTACATAAATTTCACAAATGGACCGGCGCCTACATTCCCATGGAATTACACGCTCACAGCGGGCGTACTGCATTATACGCCGCGGCTCGAATATGATGAGGATGTATGGTATGTCCGTTGGAGTTTCGGAGGCGGCAGCGGAGTCACGCACGCCATAAGTAGCGGTAGTTTCGACGTTTTTGATCTTACGTCCGCGACAACGCTAAGTTTGACCGATAATGGATCTGGAAGCGCAACAACAACAATAACGGTTGATTGGTCGACGACAATTAGCGCTGACGACATCGTTCACACGGCAATCTATAACTTGATATTTGACCAATGAGAAAGTTCACTAAATTTATCGTGGTCCATACCTCGGCGACCAAAGCCGACTCAGATATAGGCGCGGACGAAA